ATGGTGTCCGCCGACCGGAAAACGAGAATGTTCTCCGGATAGGTCGCGCCGCCGATGCCCAGGCCCTCGGTGACCGCCACACCGAGCCCGCCGACCGAGCCCGGGACGGTGACCGACCCGCGGCCAGAGACGTTCACGAGCTGCTCCTCCGCGGGGAACAGGCGCCGCCCGGCGGTGTCGCGGAACTTCATGAACCGGCCCCACCGCGAGGTGCGCATCGCGATCACGTCCGCGGGCAGCTTGCGCGCGTTCCAGACCGCGATGGCCGCATCGGTGATCGCGTCCTCGGCCGCCGCTGCGGTGAAGTTGGTTGCGTCGGAGGCCAGTGCGATCACGGCCGCACCGGCGGCCGAGACGAGCGCCGCGCTGACCTTGTCCTCGACCTTGCGGTTGTAGACGCTCAGCATGTCGCCGTAGATCAGCGCGTCGACGGCCGGGTTGGTGGCGTCGATCATCTGCCGGGAGACCACCTGGATCCCGCTCGTCGGCTTGGGAGTCACGACGTCGGTGGTGGTCGCAAACGCATCGGTCTCGGACGGGTGCGTGTTCTCCGTGGCCTGCTCGGCGAGTACGCCATCGGTGCCCGCCGTCTGCCGCGGGAGCGTCATCGGCGCCGGGGAGGTGATCGGGATGTGCCGGACCATCTCGGCCAGCACCCGGCCCTGCCGGGCCAGGCTCTCGTACTCCTCGGTCAACCACCGGGGCGGCACGATGCCCGCGCCGGACACGGTCGTGGACAGCGCGCGGTTGTGCTCGGTCAACCGGGTGGCCGCCTCCTCGTCGCCCTCACGGGCCCGGACAAGGTCGGTGAAAAACGAGTGCTCCCCGCCCTCTACCGCGCTGCGGTAGTGGCCCGGATCGCGATCCTGGGCGGTCGTGGACGAGGTCGTGTGCTCGGTGCCCGAGCCGGAACGCTCCTGGTCGCCACCGGGGCCCGGGGCCCCCGCACCCTCGGCCTCGTCGGCGGTGCCGATCTCGGCGTACCCGGCCGCGACCCGCGCGGCGCGTAGCTCGTCCTCGACGAGCTGGGAGATCTCCTCGGACAGCGCCTCGGCCCGCTCGCGGTCGGCCGCGACGGCTGCCGCCTCGGACTCGGACAGCTCGCGCCCGGCGCCGTCATTGGCGCCCGCGGCAGCCTCGATGACACCCCGGGCGCGCTCGTGGATGGTGCGGAACTCCTCGCGCCGCCGGGTGAGTACGGCCGATCCGCCGGGCGCCCGACGGTGCATCGCGAGGGTGGTGGCCAGCAGAAAAAGACGTACGAACATGGCAGGCACTCCCGGTCAAGGGGGCAGGGATCAGGGACCGGGGTGCCGAGTCGGAACGCCGTCGGGGTGCTGATCGGCCGGGGGTGAACACCGGGTGTCAGGAAGCCGAGCGGTCGATCGCCGGGGAACCGGGAATCGGGGCGAGGCTATGGCCGGTGACACGGCGCTGTCAAAGATCGTGCATTCAACGCCGGTTGCGCAGGCGGATGGCCTGGCCCAGCAGGACTCCCACGAGCACCGCCAGGGCCGCCCATGTGACCAGCGCGAGGACGATCCAGCCGACCACGCCCACGGGTGGGCAGCCTAGGCGACCGGCCAGTCCGCCAGCGCGAGGCGAGCGCGGGTCAGCCGGGGCCGCTCGATCGTGGTCAGCGCCTCGTGTCGGACGCCCTCGACGACCGCCGCATCGGCGTACGCGCCGCGCAGCACCGAGGCCGCCTCGAACGGGTCGAACCGCTGCCGGGAGACCGTGCCGTCGAGCAGTGTGCGCGACCACGAGGGGGCACACCGGAACCCGACCGACAGCTCCCGGTAGACCCCGTCCCGGATCAACTCGATCAGCTCGTCCCCGGTGGCCGTCTTGCTGATCCGCCACTCCCCATAGAGCCCGGCCGCGTCGTCGCGCAGGAGTTGCGTCCGTCCACACGCGACACCGCCCTGGCGGACGTGCTCGCGGGCGAAGTGCATCCGGTACGCGGGCAGCCCGCCCGGCGCCCGGCCGCGCTCCCCGGCTTGGATCACGTGATCGGCCGAGCCCCGCTCGAACTGCTCGACGAGCTGATCATCGATGCGCTGCGGGTGGTTCCACGGGACCAAGATCCCGTACACCGTGCGGCCGTCGGACCCGCCCGCCTCGGCCCGCATCATCTCCAGCTCTGCGCCCTCGACGCGGTGGAACACTTCCTCGATCATCGGCATCCCCGTACCTCCCCCTTTATGCGACGTGCACGATCAGGCCAAGGCGAATGAGAATGGCCACCGCCAGCCATATGATGAGCAGGACGCCCGCAATGGCGCACATCCATAACGCGACCGCCCGGGCCATGGCCTCATTCCTTGTCTGCGGCTCACCTACCGCGTAAATCGTCGGCAGCACCCCGATATAGATGGCGATGAACAGTGCGATATCGGTCAGCGCCTCCAGTGCCGCCTCTTGGTTCACCCGTCCACGTCCCCGTGCCCGGCCGCCAGCCCGGGCACGTCCCCGGGCTCGCGCACGTGATCGCCCCGGCGGCGCGCCCGTCGAGCCCGCCGGGCTGCCCGGCGGGCTCGCTTGACGTCGCGCCAGTGCCGCCGCTGGATGCCCTGCGCCCATCCGGCCGCCACCGCCGCGAGCGCCAGCAGCTCGCGGTAGAGCACGGTCCCCTCGTCGGTCTGCGTGATCTTGTCGAACCGGTCGGACAAGATCGCGAACTTCCGCGGGTCCGGCATGTCGGGATTGAGCGTGGTCGAGCGCCAGCCGCCCGGCCCCGTCATGTCGAGCATCGCCCGGCCGAGATCCCGCCGGGTGGTCCGGGTGAGCGTCGTGCGGATCACCCGGGCGGCCCGCAGCCCGGCGGGCTGGCGCTCGTGCGGGATCTCCCGCTCAGCGGGATCCGGCAGCTCAGCCGCCGGGTCCGGCCCGCCCGGCGCGAGATCGGCCCCCGACGTTGACAGTGCTCTGTCAACGCGCGCCGCGCCGTACAGCTCGTGTTCCTCGCCCACTGCCACCGCCCACCTCTCCAAGATCGTTGCCCACGCCGTGATCATGCCCTCCCAGAACGCCAGGCCGAACCAATCCGGCGCTACCCTTTGCCTACCGGATTCTTGCCCTTCCGATCCCCGGGCCAATAGCCGAAATGGTCGTGGAACCATTGCGAAGCAATCCGCTTCGCCTTCTCCGGATTCCCCACGTGCTTGAGGATATGGTGATACAGCGCCGTCCAGGGGTGCGGCTTGGTCGCCCATTTCGCTAGCCCCTCTTTCGACAGCCAATATTTCTTGAGATTGTTTCCCGCGTCCCCCGGGTGCAGATCCGCGCGTAACTGTTCGTCGGAGAACGGTCCGCGCGGCGCATCGGCATCGGTGAGCGGGGCCCGGTAGTAGTCGGCCGTCATCGCTGCCCCCTTTTCGGTGCGATCGACTGTGCCCACGCGGCGCACAGCGCCATGAGCCGGATCAGTTCGCTGTAAATCAACTCCGGAGCCGGGGCCTGACCGGCCAGGGTGTCCCCGATATTGCCGGTCTGCCGGGTGAGCTGCACGAATTTCTCGTGATCGGACATGTCTTCATCGAGCACGGTTTGCTCCGCGCCGACCGCGGCAATCCGCCGGTTGACCTCGACGTGCATCGCCTTGATCGTCTTCTTCTTGATCGCGCTCTTGCGCTTGCGCTTGGCCTTGGGGGTGCGCTGTACCGCCCGCGCGTCATCGGGATAGTCCGGCTCGTGCATGGCCGAGGGGGGTAGATCCGTCCCGGCCCGCTCGGCCGTGGCCGAGGCCGGGGCCATGGCGCGCTCCGGTGGGTCGAGCTTCTGGGCCAGCTTCCTCTTGATCTTGCGCTTCGCCTTCTTCGCCTTCTTGCCCAAGATGGCCACTCCCTCACGACCTCACTGGTGTCGGCTTCGCTGCCTTGGGCCGCTGTCCGGCCCCGTGCGAGGGCCCCTGCATGCCCGTGCGGCCCGGCTGGCGCGCACCCCGCGGGGGCCCGCCCGGGACGCCAGTGGCCGATCCGCTGCCGCCGGGGGGACCCGCGGGCTCGTGACTGGTGACCTCGGTCGGCAGCGCCTCGATCTTCTGTTCCTCGGTGAGCGGCTTGCGGCGCTCCAGGGCGCGCACCTCGTCACGGGTCATGAACCCGTTGCGGATGGCGATCTCGTAGCACTGGAACCGGGTGAGCGTGTCGGATTGCAGCTCCGCGTTGCGGTTGGCCTCGACCCACCGGCCACGCGGCCGGATGGCGGTGAGCGCCTGCTCGAACCGAGCGAGCCAACCCCCCGCGGAATGGCGCAGGAAGTCGATACCCTTTTGCTCGATGTTCTGATACGTCCCGGACACCTGTCCTGCGTTTAACCACTCAGCATCCATTCCGAACATGTTGGCGATCTCCACCAGGGAGAACTTCCGGGCCTCCAACAACTGCGTTTCGGTCGGATTCCAGGCGAGCGGTTTGGCCTCGACGAGTGCGTTGGTCACCATGGGAGACCGCACCCGCTGCGTTTCGATCGCCTTGGATTTCAATTCCGCCGCCTGGCCGGAGTCGAAATCCGGGTCGAATGACCGGATGTGCATCGTCGGGACGCCCGCCTCGGACACGTTGGCCGCCTGCCCGGACAACGTCTGGGCCAGCGCCAGCGGGCCGCCATTGAGCCCGACCTCTAGCACGCCCATACCGCGCAATGCGCCGGGGCGGCACATCCCCTTGACGTGGAAAATCTCGTCCGGCCGGTACCAGCGGCCCGACCCGTCCCGCGGATCCGCGTCCGGGACCGGCTGCGGGCCGATCCAGTAGGCGATGCTGCCGACCGGCCAGGGCAGCGCGTCCCCGCGCTGCACGCGCTTGATCCACACCCGCTCGGCCACGACCGGCGCGAATGAGGACGGGTAGCCCTGCCGGTCCCGGCTGGTGATGATCGCCACCGCGTTGCCGTGGAACAGCGCGTCGAGCCCCATCGAGGAGAACGTGACCATGCGGGTGTCCGGCGGGGCCGGTTGTTCCAAGATCGGCGGTACCGGTTGCTTCTCCGGCGGATCCTCCGGCTCCGGAGAGATCGAGCGGTACTCGTCCCAGGGCAGCCGCCCGAGCAGTTCGGCCAGCAACAGCGAGGCCCGCCACGCGGCCGAGATCTGGAGGCAGCCCTGGTACGGGCCCGCCGCGTGCCACTCCGGCCAGCCCATCCCGTAGGGCGGTTGGACGATCACGTCGGTGACCGAGACGCCGGATACCGTGTCGGTCTGGGTGATCTTGAGGTCACGGGTGAAGAACTGGCCGAGTCCCACGGATTACCGCCCGCTCTGGTGTGCCGCGAGGTCGGCCAGCGAGTGCGCGCGGCGTTCCTCGGGTGTCATCGGCCGGGGGGCCGCCACCACCTGGCGCGGCCGGGCACCGATCTCCAGGGCCACCCCCGCCACCGCGGCCAGCACACCGAGCACGAGCAGGGCGATCGGCCAGGCCAACCACGCGAACAGCCCGACCGCCACCGCCAGCGCGCCGAGCCCCTGTAGACCCTCCGCGAACCGTTCCACCGCTCCCCCTAGCAAGATCGAAAATCCTCGAGGTTGACACCGCCCTGTCAACGGGCGCTAGAAGATCTGCGCCCGCTGCGGTCTCGCCGGTAGGCCGGGCGTGGCCCGCGCCAGGAACACCGCCCCGGCCGCCGCGTACGCGGCATCGCAGTGGCCCCCACCGCGGCGGGTGAGCCGCCAGCCCGATTCCCCGCCGGGTGCGTCCACCCGCTGCGCCGCGGGCACCTGAGCGTCGAGCAGGGGGTCCGCCGGGTGCACCAGCCGACGCACCCGCAACAGGTCCGCGAGCCCCTGCGCGGACTCCCGTTCCATCGTCGCGGTGATCTTGGCCGCCTCGGACTCGTCGTGGGTCACCAGGTGCCGCCCGATCACCGGGTCGTCGACCAGCCTGGGCAGGGCCAGCCGGATCGTCCGGCGCAGGTTGCGCAGCACCGGGCCCAGCGCGCCCACCGGGCTCGTCGGATACCAGCCGATCTCCAGCGGCCGGATCGCGGTCAAGATCCCGGGGAGAACCCGCTCGGCCGCGCTCACCGCACCCCGGCCCGCCCAGGCGCCGAGCACCGCCACCCCGGCCCGGCCGTCCGGCAGCACCACCGCGCCGCACGCGGTCACGTGCTCGCCGTCCAGCGCGACATCCACGCACACCGCGACCCGGTCCCGGTACGGGCGCAGCGAGAACGCCGAGTCCGCGCAGGCCGCCCACTCGACCGGGTCGTAGGCGGTGTCCAGCGCGCCGACCCGGATGCAGAGCAACTCGGTGCGGAACACGTTGGGCGGATCGGTGGCCAGGAAGCCGAGCACCGCCTCCGTGGTGATCGGCGCAGGCTGCCAGCCGCGCGGGCCGACGACGTCGATGTTGAGCCCCGGCATGGCCGCCGCCCACCCGGTGCGATCGTCGAGCGGGACGCCCTCGCGGGCCGACCACTCGGCCAGGAACAGCCCGCCGGAGGGATCGGCCGCGCTGGCGCCGTCGTGGCCCGCCGGGGTGAACCCGGCGAGACGATCGGCCGGTATATCCGCTGGCATCTCTCGCTCGCCGGAACACCGACTGATCGCCTCGATGGCCCGTGCCCGCAGGTCATTGAGCACGACCGACTCGTCGTCGCCCGCGTTCGAGACCGCGCAGATCAGCGCCTCCGGCCGGGCCAGGGTGGTCTTGGACAGCGCGGCCCAGGCCAGGTAGTCCCGATGCTCGCGCAACTCGTCGAGTAGGAGGACGTCCACGCTCAAGCCACGCCCGGCGCCGCGGGTGGCCGCCGTGATCCGGTAGCGCTGGCCGTCGGTGAGCATGAGGCACTGCTCCCCGTTGGTCATCCGCACCCCGCCCACGGCCGGGATCTCGGCCGCGGTCTCCTCGGCTCCGCGGGCCAGCTCGACCGCGCCAAGCCACGACTCCCGGGCGATGTCGAGGGACTGCGCGGCGCCGAGCACGAGCCCCACCCGGCGGACGTAGAGCGCCCACAGCGCCACGATCCGGAGCAGGAACGACTTGCCCTGCTGGCGGGCCACGAGGGTGAGCAGGGTCCGGTAGCGCAGGCGTCGGCGGCCGGTGATCGGGTGCCGGTCGATCGACAGCTCGAAGGCGTGGATCAACCACCAGCGTTGCCAGGGGAGCAGGGCCACCCGCAGCACGTCGGCCGCGAACGCGATCACCTCGAACCCGCGGGAGGTGGCCGGGGTGAGCGGGCAGCCGCAGCCGCACGGGCCCGGCGGACCGGCCCAGCGCGGGGGAGTGAAGATCCGCGGGACGGTTGACCCGCGGATGTCAACGGAGGGCTGTGCCGCCGCCGTCACCCGGGCGGCCCGTCACGCACGCCGTCCACTTCCGTCCCTGCGGCCAGCCGGAGCCGACCGAGGGGGGAGGTGTCCGGCGCTCGTGGCGGAGCCAACGGGCGCGCTCGTGGCGTCGCCCGCAGGGCATCGAGCCCGGTTTGGATACGTGCTCCGATCTTGTCCAGCGCGGCCCGCGAGGACAGCAGGCCGCGGGCGATCATGAGTGCCTCGTAGGCGTCCGGCTCGTCGGCCCGCTCGATCCGGTCCAGCAGCCGATCGAACCGGGCGGCCCGGGAGACCGAGGCATCGATCTCGGCCGCGTACGCGGTCACCAGCGCCGCCAGCGCCGCGTCCGTCGGCGGGAGGGCCAGTGCTGCGAGCGTCTTGGCCACGGCCGGGGCCATGGTCCCCACGGACTCGACAACCAACGGGGGACACCTCCCGGCCGGGTAGCCCAATAGCGGTGCGTGTGTGTCCCAGGTCGGCCGACAGCGTAAGCCGTGATCGTTGAGTCACCAAGCAATCCGGCACAATCCCCGGGAGATCACCGGCAATACCGGGGAGAAACGGAGCAATCGTGGTCAATGCCCTGCTGATCGTGTGCATTGTCTTCCTGACCGTGGCATTCGTGACCATGGCCCGCGAACTGGCGGCCATCCGGCGGGTATTGCACGAGCAAGGCCGCCATATGGACACGCTCAACCACGTGAACGCCATTCAGTCCCGACAATTGCAGATGCACCGCGAGGATATCGACCAGCTAAAACCACCGCCGCCTGATCAGCGTGTAAATGCGCCAGCCCGCCCAGCCAATCAGATAAAGGCTCAACAGGATAGCACCGGCCTGGCCCAACAGGATCATCGACTGCGCAATTAGGGTGGTCACGACAATGGCGCCCGCCATTCTCGGAATGGCATTCCCGCCCGGGGCCCGCCAGCGCCGGGGGGAGAGATCGAT